GTACCTCAGTCTAAGACAAGTCCTAACAAAAAGTTGGCTACTGCTTGTTCATACTGCCAATATCGTAAACACTGTTGGCCTGAGGTTCGATCTTTCCTATATTCTGGTGGTGTGCAGTATCTCACCGAAGTAAACAAACAACCCAATGTACCGGAGATTATACAATGACAGACAACGTAATTAGCCTTAAGTCCCCAGAAAAAACTCCAGAAGAACTTCTAGATGAATGTAAAGAAGTGTTTAAAGATTTTATGATTATGGGTTACGATAAGGATGGAAATTTCAATGCAGCACTCACTAAAGCTTTTGCAAATGGAGGTGACATCCTATGGGCCTTAGAGCTTTTTAAGCACAACATTATGATCGGAAGTTATGCCGAGTAACAAAATCTCAGCCCAGTCCGCCAAGGCTAAGGGACGAAGGTTACAGCAGTGGACTCGTGATGAAGTACTCAAAAATTCTAAAGACCTTGATCTTTCAGATGTAAGGAGTACTTCTATGGGTGCCGGAGGGGAGGACATACAGTTCTCCTCTGCTGCCCGCAAGCAATGGCCGATGTCTTTCGAGTGTAAGGCCAAGAAAGCTTTTGCATTTTATAGAGACTACGAACAAGCTATGGCAAACTGCCCTGAAGGTTCTGAGCCAGTCCTAATATGCAAGGGAGATAGAAAGAAACCTATGGCAATTGTAGATGCAGAATGGTTCTTAAGGGAGTTTAAGAAATGACAAGAGAGGAAATTCTTCAGGAGATAGCTAGACAAGAAGAACTGAGTGCCAAGTGCGAGGAATCAAATTATGATATGCTTTACTACAGTAACCCCTATGATAGAGAGATAATAAGATTGCACCAACTTCTTATTTTTGTTGATCTTGGGGTAGAGTGGCGTGAAGGAAATCCGGGACTTATCTTAATTAAAGATAAACAAGGTAAAGAATACACATATGCACTTAGGTCAGGTAGGTGGAAAGTCACCGGTAAAAGTAAGTGGTATTACTCTAAGACACCTAAACAATTCATAGAAAAATATGTTGGACTTTAAAAATGGACAAGCTAATCTTACACGGTAAACTGCAATGAAAATCTGGAAAGTAGAACGTGGACCTGAAGAATTACCTAATGGCGGCTACCTAGTTTTCGCAATAGTGACTGAAGATGACAAAGAGGACTACTGGACTGAACAGTTTTACTTCGGAGAGTTCAATGACGCATACAAATTTTGTGAGGACTTAAAAAATAAAATGGAACCAATACAACTAGAATTTAACTTTGACGAAGGATTGCACTAATGGGAAAAACTACAGTAGTATTTTCGTGTGCACACGCGGACCCCCAAGCAGGCAACGAAAGGTTCTCTTGGCTAGGTGCCTTCTTGTACGATATTAAACCTGATATGGTTGTAGACTTAGGTGATGGTGCTGACATGAGGTCACTAAACTCGTATGATACAAGGTATCCTCAAGCAATTGTGAATCAAAGTTATGAAGCAGATATTGAATCGTATAATGACTCTCAGGAACGTCTTCGCTGGAAGTTTAAGCACCACAGAAAAAAGAAACCATTTTGGGTTGGATTTGAGGGCAACCACGAAAACAGAATTAAAAAAGCTATCGCCAATGACCCACGACTGGAGGGATCGAAATACGGGGTATCCTTCAGCCATCTTCAAACGGATCACTGGTTCGACGACTACCACGAATACGAAAACTCTGGTCCAGCCCTCGCTAGCTACGATGGTGTACTCTACAGCCATTTTATCTCTGGTGGGAATTATGGCACTGCTATCTCAGGCATCCATCATGCTTATTCTCTTCTATCCAAAGTGGGATGTTCTGTATCTGTCGGTCATAGTCATAAATACAGCTATTACTATCAAGGGTCTACATTCCCTAATCCGACTATCGGGCATGTGGTTGGTTGCTTCAAGGGCAAAGAAGAATCTTGGGCTGGGCAAGCTAACACAGAATGGAGACATGGAGTTGTCGTCAAACGTAATTTAGAGAATGGTGTGTATGACCATGAGTGGGTATCAATGAGAGCACTTAAGGAGATGTATGGTTAATGGAATGGGTAGTTGTAACAATTGTCGCAGTGTGTTTCTTAGCCATGATCTACAGTTTTTGGGATTGACTTATGAAACAGAATGAGTATAACTTGGAGTCTTTCCGTGGAGTTTGAGGTTACAATTAAAATCAAAATAGATGAGCAGAATAATATCTTCGGTGTGTACGATGATGAAGTTGAAGTGCTAGAAGAGGTGTTTTCTAACTGGCTGCACGATCTGGACGAGCTAAAAGTAAAAGGACTAGAGGTATATAAACTATGATCCAACGAGACGATATTGACGCAATGGCAATCTACAATGATTCAACTGGTTACTGGGAAGGAGATGATGACAATTACTATGCTACACCACTAGACATGGTTAAGTACTTTAGGAAGTTCACAGGTCAAAATGGTACCCCACAACTGTACCGCACATTGATTCAAGAAGAACTTAACGAATGGCTGCAAGAGACAAACAATCCTAACGGTTCCCGCGCCAATGAAATCAAAGAACTTGCTGACCTTGTGTACGTGATTTATGGTTATGCTCTTAGTAAGGGTTGGAACCTTGATGAGGCTCTTTATCGGGTTCATGTTAATAACATCTTGCGTGTGAAGCAACCTGATGGTACAGTTCACTTCCGAGAAGATGGCAAAGTCAAAAAGGTTGATAACCCGCCTAAAGTACGACTGGATGATCTTGTATGAACTGGATAGTACGATACTGGAACTATCTAAAGACTTGGCGCTATCACCGTAATGTCATCAAAGAGTTGAACCAACTAAGTGACCAACAACTAAAAGATATGGGCATCAATCGTGGTGATATTGATCGTCTTGTGTGGCTTGAATCAGATAAACAAAAACGAGGAACTAAATGAGTAACTACAAAAGCAACCTGAACCCGATGTTCCGAAGCAAGTTCTCGGAAGACATCTTTAATCACAAGTACCGACATGAAGGCGCAGAGACTTGGGGTGCTCTTGCTAAGACTCTCGTGGAAGATGTCTGTAGTGTGGCTGGTGACAAAGGTATGTCTAAAGAGGATAAGGACCAACTAACTGCTTACATCCGGGACATGAAGTTCATCCCCGGTGGTCGTTACCTTTACTATGCTGGGCGTTCTAACAAGTTCTTCAATAACTGCTACCTTCTTAAAGCAGAAGAAGATACTCGTGAAGATTGGGCTAACCTTAGCTGGAAAGCTGAAAGCTGCTTGATGACAGGTGGCGGCATTGGCGTGGACTACTCAGTGTACCGGGCAGAGGGTGAACCTATTCAACGCACAGGTGGTCAGGCTTCAGGACCAATCCCCAAGATGAACATGATTAACGAGATTGGTCGTCGTGTCATGCAAGGAGGTTCCCGCCGAAGTGCTATCTATGCAAGCCTTAACTGGAAGCACGGGGATATTCACAAGTTCCTCAAGGCTAAGGATTGGGCAGATATGCCTGTAGGTAAGACTGGTAAGTCCTTGTGGGATATTAAGCAAGAAGACTTTAACTTCCCTGCACCTTTGGATATGACCAACGTATCTGTCAACTATGATACTGAATGGTTGATGAACTACTGGAAGACAGGTGACTACGGTAAGGTCTTTGAGGAGAATGTCCGCCAAGCACTGAAGACAGCAGAGCCGGGGTTTGCCTTTAACTTCTTTGACAAGGAAGATGAGACACTGAGAAACGCATGTACGGAGGTCACCTCTGCTGATGATTCTGATGTGTGTAACTTGGGTAGCCTTAACTTTGGTCGTATCAAAGATATTGATGAGCTTAAAGATGTTGTTCGATTGGCTACAATGTTCCTTATCTGCGGTACCTTGAAGGCTGATCTACCTTATGATAAAGTTGCATTGACCCGCGCTAAGAACCGCCGTCTTGGTTTGGGTATCATGGGTATGCACGAATGGCTTATCAAGAAGAGTTATCGCTATGAGGTAACACCAGAGTTGCATCAATGGCTAGGGGTTTATAAAGGTGTTAGTGATACTGTGTCTCGTGATTTTGCTGATCGTCTTAGTGTCTCACGTCCTGTCGCTAATCGTGCTATCGCCCCGACGGGGACCATTGGTATCCTTGCTGGCACAAGCACTGGTATTGAGCCTATCTTTGCTGTTGCTTATAAGCGCCGTTATCTTAAAGGCTCTAACCGTTGGCATTACCAGTATGTAGTGGATAGTGCTGCACAAGAGCTTATTGATCTTTACGGAGCCGATCCAGACAATATTGAAAGTGCCCTTGACCTTGCTGATGACTTTGAGCGCCGTATTAAGTTCCAAGCTGATGTTCAAGACTACGTAGATATGGCTATCAGTTCAACCATTAACCTACCAACATGGGGGAGTAAATCTAACAATGAAGACACTGTTAACGATTTCGCAGGTACACTTGCTAAGTATGCCCACCGACTACGCGGCTTCACTTGTTACCCAGATGGTTCTCGTGGCGGACAGCCTTTGACATCTGTACCTTATAGTGAGGCTGTAGAGAAACTTGGAGAAGAGTTTGAGGAGCACATTGAAAGCCATGACATTTGTGACATCTCAGGCACTGGTGGCTCTTGTGGCATCTAAGTAGTGAAAACACCTTGTATTAAAGTCTGCAAGGTTCTTGACGGTAAGTGCTTGGGCTGTGGTCGTACCTTAGAACAGATACGGTTATGGTCCAAGTACACCGAGGAGGAAAGGGAGAAACTTATGAGCAGCCTAAAGTCTGTTACTTACACTGGGGACCACCCAACAATCAGAAAGGGAACTAAAGCCCTAATGGACAAGTCAGGCAAAGTTCAGCTTGATGGTCCACAAGAGGGTTGGAGGGCCAGTGAAAGAATAGACCCTAGATGTTTTGGTTGGCACGATTTGGGTAAAGAATGGAAGGATAATGAATGAGCTTCTACACAGTAATCAGTCGTAACAACTGTCAGTATTGCACAATGGTGCTAGAGGATTTATATGAAGCAGGGGAACGACCAATAGTCCATCATGTAGATAAAGACCCATCTATCAGGACACTAATGCTTATGGCTGGTCTTAAGACTGTGCCTCAAGTGTTTGCACCTGATGGTTATCATATTGGAGGTTATCAAGAAACAATACAATGGCTAATTGACAAAGACATGGATGACAGTAATGATCCATATTAAGGACAAGTAATGGTACAGCAGAAGCCCAAACCTAAAACAAGAAGGACGCCAACTAAACATGATGCAGGTAAACAGTCTTTTGATCTCTTGCCTAAAACTGATAAACAGGCTATGTATATAGATGCTCTTAAAGAAAGTGACCAAGTTGTTGTACTAGGCCCAGCAGGGACAGGAAAGACTTATGTTGTATCTACCTTTGCAGCAAGTCAGTATCACACTAAAGACATTGATAAGATTGTTATCACTAGACCACACGTAGCTGTAGGTAAAGACATTGGGTTCCTCCCCGGCACACTAGAAGAGAAATGTGCTCCGTGGGCTTTGCCTGTGATTGACGTACTTGAAAAACACTTGGGCAAGGGGGTTGTAGAGACAGGGCTAAAGAACGGTAATATCGAGACAGTACCTCTTGCTCTCATCAGAGGCCGTTCCTTCGATAATACACTGATCATTATTGATGAAGCACAGAACCTAACTGTGGAAGAACTTAAGGCTTTGGTCACACGTGTTGGTGAAGGTTCTAAGCTGGTTATCAATGGAGATACACAACAGTCTGATCTTAAACAAGGAGATGGGCTTTCTAAGTTGACACACCTGATAAAAAAGTATACACTACCAATACCAGTTATTGAGTTCACTGTTAAGGATATTATCAGGAGTGACGTAACTGCAATGTGGGTAAAAACTTTCCTAGCTGAAGGACTATAAATGATAGACAATGTGAACCATCCACCTCACTACGGGCAGGGTAACATCGAAGCCATTGACTATATCGAGGACTTTCTAACTAAAGAAGAGTTCATTGGATACCTTCGCGGAAACATTGCAAAGTATATGCACCGATGGCGATACAAAAATGGAATTGAAGATTTGTAC